CATCGGGCAATAGATTGTTTGACATGTTAGGCCTTCCGCATTTTGGGCATATCGGCCAAGGCGCGGCGCGCGTCTGCAATGGCGCTCCGCACCATGTCGCGAAAGTACCCGTCGCGGTCTTTGCGCGCGAAATCTGCCGCGCAAGCATAAGCGCACGCGCCTAGGTAATCCGTCGCAATCTCCGCGCCGTCTAACGTCACGCGCAAGCGCGCCGTGAACCAATCCACCGCGCCAGAGCGCACCATTTCAACGTCGTCGTCGTTGTCAAAACAATCCGCCGGGTCGGTATCTTCTGGCGTCACGTCACACGTGACGCGAAAGCGCGCCGTCTCAAAAGACCAAATTGTATCCCAATGCTGCATAGTTTTTCCCTCCGAAAAATAGGTCATCGATTTGACCGATGCAAATTCTTTTACAGGCTAATTGTGGCAAGAATAAGGCAACCTAGAATCTGAAGCATTACATTTTTGTAATGCGGGATGAAAAAAGCGAGAAATCGGTAGGGTTTGCGCTTGCCTAGGCCAAGGTGATGGCCCGGCGGCTTATGTAGCTGGAAATACAAGCTTTTTTCGGTTTTCCTGGGCTTTCTAGGTTATACCTTATAATATACAATGCAAGTGTGTTAATATATTAGTTAACGCTAATATAGTAGCCTATAGACTGTCGAGCGGTAGCGACTGTTTTTCCCATGACCTAGATGACCTATTTGACCTATCGCCCCCATAGCCCCGCGTATCCCGCCCCAAGCTTCACACTAAATTCTATTACGCATTGCGATGGCAGCTAGCTGGCGCGTGTCGCGCTGGCGCGATGTTTTTGGCGTGACCTATTTTGCCGATATTGCCGAGTAACAAAACCTGTTACGCCTGGCGCGCTTGCTGAATGGTAACAGAACCCTTCACACCAACAACACACCAGCAACACACCAGCACCACACCAGCACCACACCAGCACCACACCCGCACCACACCAGCACCACACCAGCACCACACCAGCACCACGCGGCAGGGCGCGGCAGGGCGCGGCAGGGCGCGGTTTGCGGAGAGCCGGGGGGAGGGGGGCCGGCGGCCGACCCGTCACAGTCACGGAGGGTCCGCAAACAATTTTTTTTTATTTGCAAACCTAATTTGCATCCACGCTACGCAATCTGCTACAACCGCCCAATGGCAATCTTTTCGCTCCCCTATGAGCCGCGCAAGTTGCAGGCTACCGAGGCCCGGCTTGAAGCCATCTATCACGCCGCGCGTAACGGATTGCGTGGTGAGACGTTGGCGCTCGCCTCCGGCATGACGCCGGCTGAATACCGCGCGCTGTGCGAGTTCGACCCGCTGGCGGCGCTGGCCGCGGAGAAGGGCCGGGCTGACGGCGAGATGGAAATGTCCAAGGTGCTGCATGACGCCGCCCGCGCCGGCGACGCCAAGGCCGCGCTGGATGTGCTGAAGCACGTCCACGGCTGGGTCGCCAAGCAGGCCGTGTCGGTCGAGGTCAACCAGACCATCTCCATCACGTCTGCGCTGCAAGAGGCCCAGCGGCGCGTCATCGAAGGGGTGGCCGAGGTTGCCCAACCAGACCCGCGCGTAATCGAACAGGCAGCAGATGCAGACCACACGGTATAGCGCCGACGACGAGATGGAGTTGATGAGCCGGTTGTGGACGCCGGCCATCAAGGACGACCCTTTCAAATTCGTAATGTTCGTGTTTCCGTGGGGTCAGCCGGGGACGCCGTTGGAGAAGTTCGACGGTCCGCGCAAGTGGCAGCGCGAGGTGCTGCAGCGCATCGCCGACCATGTGAAGCAGAACAACGGCAAGGTTGACTTTGACACGCTCAGGATGGCGACCTCATCCGGCCGCGGGATCGGCAAGTCGGCGCTTGTATCCTGGCTGGTCATCTGGATGCTGACCACGCGGATTGGCAGCACAACCATCGTGTCTGCCAACTCCGAGGCGCAGCTTCGGTCGATCACATGGGCGGAAATCACCAAGTGGCTCAGTATGGCGCTCAACAGCCACTGGTTCGAGGTCAGCGCCACGCGGCTGATGCCGGCCAAGTGGTTGACGGAACTGGTGGAGCGCGACCTCAAGATGGGCACCCGGTATTGGGGTGTTGAGGGGCGGCTGTGGTCGGCGGAGAACCCTGACGCCTACGCGGGCGTCCACAACTTCGCTGGGGTCATGCTGGTGTTTGACGAGGCCAGCGGTATTGACGACAGCATCTGGTCGGTCGCGGCGGGGTTCTTCACGGAGAACACGCCGCACCGCTTCTGGTTGGCGTTCAGCAACCCGCGGCGCAACAGCGGCTACTTCTACGAGTGCTTTCACTCCAAGCGCGACTTTTGGGACACCAAGATCGTGGACGCGCGCACGGTCGAGCATACGGACAAGCAGGTCTACCAGCAGATCATCGACGAGTACGGTCCCGACAGCACCCAGGCCCACGTCGAGGTGTACGGTCAGTTCCCCAACGCATCCGACGACCAGTTTATCGGCGCAAGCCTAGTGGACGACGCCATGCGGCGACCGCAGCACAAGGACCCGTCGGCGCCCATCATCATTGGCGTGGACCCGGCGCGGTTCGGCAGCGACTCGACCGTCATCGCCATCCGGCAGGGGCGCGACATCGTGGCGATCAAGCGCCACAAGGGCGACGACACCATGACGGTGGTGGGGCACGTCATCGACGCTATCGAGACGTACAAGCCGGCGCTGGTGGTGATCGACGAGGGCGGGCTGGGCGCGGGGATCGTGGACCGGCTGAAGGAGCAGCGGTACAAGATCAAGGGGGTCAACTTCGGGAACAAGTCGAAGAACCCGATCATGTGGGGCAACAAGCGGGCCGAGATGTGGGGCGAGATGCGGACCTGGCTGAAGGATGCATCCATACCGCTGGACCGCTACCTCAAGAACGACCTGACCGGGCCGATGATGAAGCCCGACAGCAAGGGGACGATTTTCCTAGAGAGCAAGAAGGACATGAAGTCGCGCGGGCTGGCCAGCCCTGACGCTGCGGACGCCATCGCGGTGACGTTTGCGTTCCCGGTAGCCCATCGAGAATATGTTGACCGCGCCCCGCGGCGCGGGTATGCTCCTGGCGCTGCCCTCAACTCATGGATGGGTGCCTGATGCCGCTGGTGAAGTCCACCTCCAAGGACGCCTTCCGCAAGAACGTGAAGGCTGAAATTTCTGCCGGCAAGCCGGCAAAACAGGCTGTCGCCATTGCGTACGCAACCAAGCGCGCGGCGGCTAAGAAAGGCAAGTAATGGCCAACGACGTAGACGCTGCGGGACGGGTAGCGGACGCCGACGACAAGGACCGTCTGTCCGTCATGCGCCGCCGCTACACGCTGGCGCTATCGGCCTATTCGGACAGCCGCGAGGACGAACTGGACGACCTGCGGTTCATGGCCGGGTCGCCCGACAACCAGTGGCAGTGGCCGGCGGACGTGTTGGCGACGCGCGGGTCTGTGCAGGGCCAGACGATCAACGCGCGGCCGTGCCTGACGATCAACAAGCTGCCGCAGCATGTGCGCCAGGTGACCAACGAACAGCGGCAGAACCGGCCGACCGGCAAGGTGATCCCGGCCGACGACCGCGCGGACGTGCGCGTGGCCGAGATATTTGACGGCATGGTGCGGCACATCGAGTATATCTCGGACGCCGACGTGGCCTACGACACGGCCTGCGACAACCAGGTAACCTACGGCGAAGGCTATATCCGCATCCTGACGGAGTACGCCCGCGAGGACAGCTTCGACCAGGACATCAAGATCGGACGGGTGCGGAACTCGTTCTCGGTCTATATGGACCCAACCATTCAAGACCCCTGCGGCGCGGACGCCGAGTGGTGCTTTATCACCGAAGACGTGAGCAAGGCCGACTATGAGCGCATGTTTCCAGATGCTTCGCCGGTTTCTAGCCTCATGTCGCAAGGCGTGGGCGACCAGAGCCTTTCTCAATGGCTCTCGGAAGACATGGTACGTATCGCCGAATACTTCTACTACACCCACGAAAAAGCGACGCTGAATCTCTACCCTGACAACATCACGGCTTATTCCGGCTCGCCGCAGGACAAGCAACTGAAGCTGATGTTTGGCAAGCCGCTGCGTAGCCGCCCGGTAGACCGCAAGAAGGTCAAGTGGATCAAGACCAACGGGTTTGAGGTGCTGGAAGAACGCGATTGGGCTGGCAAATACATCCCGGTCGTGCGGGTGGTCGGCAATGAATTTGAGGTGGACGGCCAGCTTTATGTGTCTGGCCTTGTGCGGAACGCCAAGGACGCCCAGCGCATGTACAACTACTGGGTCAGCCAGGAAGCCGAAATGCTGGCTCTGGCCCCCAAGGCACCCTTCATTGGCTATGGCGGCCAGTTTGAAGGCTACGAGATGCAGTGGAAGACGGCCAACACGAACAACTGGCCGTATTTGGAGGTCAATCCAGACGTTACAGACGGCGCTGGAAGCCCTTTGCCGCTGCCGCAGCGCGCAGCACCGCCGCTGCCCCAGACAGGGCTTATACAGGCCAAATTGGGCGCTGCTGACGACATCAAGGGCACTACTGGCCAGTATGACAGCAGCTTAGGGGCGCAGAGCAACGAGCGGTCGGGCCGGGCGATTCTTGCGCGCGAGAAGCAGGGCGATACGGGCACCTACCATTACGTTGACAACCTGTCCCGCGCGGTGCGCTACGTCACCCGGCAGCTTGTGGATATGATCCCCAAGATTTACGACACCGCGCGCGTGGCGCGCATCGTGGGGTTGGACGGCGAAGTGGGCATGGTGCGGATCAATCCGAGCCAGCCGGAGCCGGTGAAAGAAATTCGCGACGAAAACGGGCTGGTGATCGACAAGATTTACAACCCGTCAGTCGGCATTTACGACGTGTGCGTGACCACCGGACCAGGCTACATGACCAAGCGTCAAGAAGCCTTGGACGCCATGTCCATGCTGTTGCAGTCCAACCCGCAGCTTTGGTCGGTGGCCGGCGATCTGTTCATCAAGAACATGGACTGGCCGGGCGCGCAGGAGATGGCGGCGCGGTTTGCTAAGATTATTGACCCGAAAGTCATGGAAGGCGAGGATCAATCGCCCGAAATGCAGATGGCCAAGATGCAGATTGAGGCGCTGACCAAGGAACTGAACCAAGTCGTCGGCATGTTGCAGCGCGTCGAACAATCCATCGAGGCGCAGGAAGTGCAAATCAAGGCCTACGACGCCGAAACCAAGCGCATTTCCGCGGTTCAGGCCGGCATGACGCCCGAACAAATTCAAGACATCGTGATGGGCACTATTGCGGCGGCCATGGACACCGGCGATCTGGTCGGCCCCGGCACCCCCGCGCCGCGGGAAATGCCCGAAATGCAGCCTGAAATGCCGCTAGGAGGGCCAATGCAATGAGTTGCGCTGAATTTGTAGGGTGCCTGTTCTTGGCCCGCGATGTGGCCCATTCAGTCCATCTCAACACCCGCAGTTTTGCCAAGCACAACGCCCTGAACGGCTTTTACGACGGCATTATTGACCTCGCGGACAAGTTTGCCGAGGCGTACCAGGGCCGACACGGGCTGATAGGGCCGATTTCGCTGCATTCCGCCCGAAAAACCTCAAATATCGTCGAATTTCTTGAGGACAGCCTCAAGGAAATCGAAAGCGAGCGCTACAAAGTGTGCGACAAATCGGACACAGCGTTGCAAAACATCATCGATGAAATTGTTGGCTTGTACCTGTCAACGTTGTATAAACTGAAATTCTTGGCG